AATTAACTCGTAATGAAGTGGTTGCGAGTTCGATTCTCGCCAGCAGCTCCAAAAGTAAAAGCCTTGTAAATGCTGTAATTTCAAGCATGTATAAGGCTTTTTTATTTCAGCAAAAGGCAACAAACGATATGGCTAATGGTCTAAATTGGCACGAATTGACATATGAAGTGTTGCACCCAAAGTTGCACCTTATACTTTGCCGTAGTTGAAACAAGAAAAAATATAATATATAATCACCATCGAACGTACATAGATGACCTTTGGGCTCTATGTCTAATTTAGGACTGGGCAGTGTGATGCCCTACCCACATATACCCATGAATATGTGGTTCTGCGCCGCCTACAAGCTAGCACACACAGGCGGTAGCAAGATAATAACGGTGGCCAGGGACGAGAAATTGCCCACAGCACACCTTTATTATATAGCGTTTATAGTAGTAGTCGCTGCACTGATCAGCAGGCGGATGAGGCTATAAACTTAATAGCACCTAGCGTAAGACGCTCGCGGAATGCCAGTGCTGTAAGTCTAGGAAAGGCCAGAGAGAACCGTACTGATTGCGGTTGAGAGATGCTTCCGCTATGGTGGCATCTTTTACTTTATAAAAGCAACTATTGAAATAATCAATAGCAAGAAATTTAAAATTGATGATATAATTAACTGATAAAAAAAGGAAGGAGGCATGTAATATGTTAAAAGCTATAGATGTTGCTAATTTCTTTATTTATCTATTAAGCGATAAAGAAGATGAAGAAAACGATTTAACAAATATGAAGCTTAATAAGCTTACATATTATGCACAAGGCCAGTTCCTAAAAACAAACGGAAAACCTTTATTCTCAGAAGGTATAGAGGCGTGGATACACGGTCCAGTAGTCCCTTCGGTTTATTGCGAATTTAAAGAAAACAAAAATAATCCTATAAAAGACTTTAGCGGTGATTTTGATATATCTAAATACACTGACGAAGAAAAAGAAGTAATGCTCGATGTAGCTCTTGATAAAGGCAGGTACAGTGCAACCACGTTAAGAAACATGACGCACAAACTAGGGGGACCATGGGCACAATGCTATAACGGAAATCTACACGTAGCTATACCGAACGAACTAATAAAGGAGTATTTCTGCAAGCATGATGTTTTAGAACACTTAGAGTTAGATTTATCGGATTGCGAGGTAATCGGGCATAGAAATGATAATGGATATCTAGTTCTGCCTAAAGAATATGACTGTTAAAAAATGGGAAATTCACTGGGCACATGTTGTGTTTGAAGATTCTGACGAGGTAAAGCGAAGACCGGTACTGATTATAGACGAGTCAAATGCGGTTATTATTAGCTTTAAAATGACAGGAACTGATAGAGGAGACAATGTGCGCGAATATCGTATTGAAAAGTGGCAGGAAGCCGGGCTTTCCAAGCCAACGTCTGTTAGGCTAGATAAAAATCCTGCACTTACAAAAAACTGACCTTGACGGGAAAATCGGAAGGCTTCAAGAAATAGACATAATTAAAATCAGATTCAGAATGAGTAAAAGATAATAAACGCACGGATTTATCCGTGCGTTTTACTTTGCGTTTATCATATCCCAACTATCATCTAGACTATCTAATGTTGTATGAGTATATATATTGGCAGTCATCTTAATATCAGAGTGCCCCATTAAGTACTGAGCAGTACGAATATCAACACCTTTCTTTTGTAGGTTAGTACAATATGTATGCCTGAGTGAATACGTGGATAAATCATCACCGAAAGGATAAGGTGGTATAAGCTGATTCCTATACATCTTGCAGCCCATCTCTATATTTATATCTCGTACAAGACTTTTCCAAGCAAACAATCTCTTTTTATGGGATAATGTATTGTTCTGTGATGTGGTGATTAAATAGCCGGTAGATTCAGTAAGTAAATCACTCAGCATATCCGGAAGAGGTACATATCTATCGGCCGCTGCGCTCTTAGTTCCTCGAACATGAATGTACTTGCGTTCTTTACTGATGACTATATCTTCATACTTTACCCTCGCCGCCTCGGAAGGGCGACAGCCACATAGGTAAATTAGCATAAAGTATATAGCGTACTGATGTTTTAAAGCACATTTAACAAATACCTCTTGCTCCTCGGCGGTTAGAGAGCGCCTTTTATTCAAGGTACCTGTAGGTTTAGATATATCTGCAGCCGGGTTAGAATTAATCAAGCCATTATCTACAGCTTTTCTAAATATAAAATTAAGTTTCTGATACACCTGTCCTATGGTGTACTTACTCATGCCCTCATACTTATTAATAAGAGATTGGCACATTATAGGGCGTACATCCTTAAGCTTATAATGACCAATCTCACTAACTATATATTTCTCTGTAAAATCTAAATACCTATCACGAGCATCTTCGCTAGAACTAGTCTTGTAAGTCTCAACGCATTTCCTCGCCCAGTCTCCAAGTGTCATATTAGAGTTAATAATCACATGGTTAGCTTTTAGATCCTCGAGCCTTTTCTGATATTTCATTCCAAGTTCTAGCTCGGAGTTTGCCCGGATGTAATACCGCTTACCATCATATGTAAATGTTTTAGTAAATTTATATCTTTTCATCAAGCCCTCGCAGCATAACTATTAATTAAAAAGGAACCAACAGGGAAGCAGGCAAGACCTCCTACTGTTGCAAAAAGTTCATAATTAAAATTAATTAAGTGCCAATATCCAGGAATTATGAAAAGCCCACATACAGGAAATATAAACATATAAAGAAATGGACCTTGCGAATTAAAAAAACCGACAGTGAGCATAGCAAACACAAGATAGTTAGCCGATAAAACATAATATTCCGGCTTACATATAGCCAAGAACATAAATGCTGTAGGGAATATGTAATCAAATAGCGCCCATTTAATTTTCTCTGATGTGCTACCCATGTTAATACCACCTTTCAAATCACGAGCATAAAGAAAAAATATATCCATTGAAATTCAAGCATTTAGCCAACGAAGCACAATACCAAATTGACAAAATCACGAGCAAATCACGAGCAATAACCAATGCGGTGAGGTTACCGCGATGGTTTAATTGCAAATATAATACGCAGTGTTATTTAAGTTTTTTTATTTCCTTATCAAAGTCCGAAAAGATTTTCTGATTTTTATTGTATATATCAAATTCTTCATTAGCTTTGTTAACAGCTGCCTTATTTGAAATCCTTCCTTTGTCGTGCAGAATATCATACTTGCGAAATGCAAGAAACGCATTAACGCTATTTACGAACTCTTCCATCGTAAACGTATTTTCACGCTCAATTAAATCTTCTATATAGTCAAAATATCCAGAAACAGTCCTTTCTAACCTTCGTATTTCTTCTTGAGAAAGATAATTTTTTGCAACAGAAACATCTTTTTTTAATATCCGTCCATCCGGAGCATTTTTCCAAGTAGTAAGTCCCATATGATTCTTCGTATGGTCAGCATTTAAATATATGATTTCAGCTGCGGTTTTACCAGTAATGGCATAATGGAATTTGTTTTGAATCATAGCATAGAAATCATTTGTAGTAGGGGACTGCCTATCGTAGTCTATGCTGCATTCTGCATATATGTCAGTTATTTGCTGATATATTCTTCTTTCGCTGGCACGAATGGAACGAACTCTTTCGAGAAGCTCTTTAAAATAATCCTTACCGAAAGGCTTTCCGTTCTTCAACATATCATCGTTTAGTACGAAACCTTTAGTAATATATTCTTTAAGTGTGGCAGTTGCCCATTGACGAAAACGAGTAGCTTGCTTTGAATTGACCCTATATCCTACAGCAATAATAGCGTCGAGATTATAGAACTGCGTTAAATAATTTTTCCCATCTGAAGCAGTTGCCGAGAATTTCTCGGTAACTGAATCCTTTATTAATTCGCCTTCAGAGAATATATTTTTTAAATGCAAAGATATGTTATCTGATGAACAACCGAATAACTCAGACATAGCCTTTTGAGTTAACCAAAATGTTTCATCTTTAAATGTAACAGAAACGGTCTCTTGGTGATTTTCCATCTCGTATAAAATAATGTTCCCAAAACCTTCCATATAAACCTCCTATACATATTTATGTAGCACACCGACACATCGCCCGATTATTCTCACTTCTTCGTAGTCAGTAACCATTGCATGATACTCAGGATTGCAAGGGTTAAGTATCAACGTGTCGCCATCTTGCGTAACTCTCTTTAGAGAAGCTTCGTTGTAATCTAATCTTTCAATCGCATATATTTGATCTTGAACAAAATCATAAGACTTTGAAATAAAGACGATATCTCCATCATAGATATTGGCACCAATCATACTGTCGCCGTGTACCTTCAGGCAGTAATCCGCTTTAACATCTATATCTACTATAAACGTACCCTGGTAATCATCTTCGCATACAACACCATCTCCTGCGCATATAGTACCCATAACAGGGAGTTTGTGCGCTGAAGGCAGAATGATATTCGATGGAAGAGGACGAGAGGATACTTTCTTTTGTGAACTATCGTCAAACCCCATCAAATAAGAAATAGAGACGTTTAATGCAGATGATAACTTCTCTAGTGCGATTTGCTTTGGGAAATACCTTCCAGACAAATAGGAAGATAACGCACCTTTATTTATATTGGCTTTCTCACAAAGCTCACTTTGCGAGAGCCCGGAAGCGTGAAAAGCTTCATTTAATCTCTTAGTTCTTATATCCATCATAAATTCCTTTCTGCTTAAGGTGATACCATTATACACAAGCAGTTTAGAAAATCAAACATTATTTTTTAGAAAATTAAACAAAAGTGTTGACAGACGGAATAATGTGCGATATAGTTTAGAAAACTAAACAAAGGAGAAAGTGATGAATTACGATTATACAAACCTTAAATTACGCATTAAAACCAAGTACACCACGTTCGAAAAGTTTGCGGATGCTTTAGAAATTGGCAGATCTACGCTATCGCTTAAGTTGAACAATAATGCGGAATGGAGCCAGGCTGAAATGAGCAGAGCTATGAAATTGCTAGATATTCCAGAAACAGATATAGATAAATATTTTTTTTGCCACTAGGTTTAGAAAACTAAATCTGTAGACAGATAAAACTGAAGAGGCTTAAGAAAGGAAAGTGAAATGGAAACTACAAAAACACACGAGGAATGGAAAGAAAGAGAAGCTGAAAAGCTTGCAAACGTTATCGCTAATCACATGATATTAAGGTCACTAACCCTTGAGGTCTTAGATGAAGCCAAAGAATTAGTTGAAGACGTTTACAAATCAAACGCAACAATGAAAAAGCCGGACGAATCCGGCAAATGGTATCCCGAGACAAGTGACGGGATCATAGTTATCAGGGGAAAATCAATCCCAAAACCCTAAAACATGTTATTTATATAGCTCCATTCGTCTTTAGCTAGCAAACCCTGATAATTGTTTTTTACTTCAATGACAATGAGCCTGTCGTTGGAATCAAGGTAAGGCTTTAACCTATCAGTGATTTGAGACGGACCTAATGAACTTTTAATTAGATATGAGGACTTCCAGTATGTACACCAACACCCATTTGAAGCTTCCTTGATTGCACTAATTAATTCATTGTAACGCTGACCGGTGCTATTTAAATCATATGTGATCATGTAAATCATCAATATATCTCCTTTCTAAAAACTCGGCTGGTATAGCAGCCTGTAAGGAGATTATATATTAAACAACTCAAAAAAATAGGAGAAAAACATAATGGATACAAACACCACAAGACAAATTATCTGTACAGCAATAAGAGATACCCTACACGCAATGGATACATGCAAGGACCTCGACATGATAATTGTTACACCAGATAAGGACGAAGTGCTCTTATCATACGGAGATAAGGCGCTGCGCGTAGATATCCAGGATATCCCGGAAGAAGAACTACCGAGATTCTTAATCGCAAAGATTAACTATGAACAGAGAATGACGCTA